ATCTTTACCCCCGAAGTTTGAAACATTTGAAAGGTCGCCCTAATGAACTTCAGCGAAGCCGTCGCCACGTTTCTGAAAGCCGCTACATGGCTTGATGATTCGCACGCACCGAGTGTTATTGCCCTGGAGGCGGTTGCGCGTGAACTGGATGTCGAGGTTACTGGTGCGCTGGTTGCCCAGTTCGGCCTGTTGCATAGATCACTGCTCAAGGCGAAGCCCGAAGTAACGTTCTCGGCTGACCCGATGGAGGCGCTGCTTACTCGTGTCCTTTAGTCCTGCTCGGTTTACCCCGGCGCTCGCCGATAACTACCGGTCTGATATTGACCGGCTTTTGCCTGTGCTTGAATTGGCGTGGCGGACTGCGCTGGGGTATTGGCTGGATGACTGGCAGGTGGAGACACTGCGCCGCATTACCGAACTGGATGATGATGGTGAACTGCGTTTCAGGTCGTGCCTGGTATCGGTCGGACGTCAATCAGGTAAGACGGAATTAATGTCGGCTCTGAGCCTCTACGCGGCCCTGCGAGCGCCTAATCAGATGGTGCTGGGTGTTGCATCGAACGTGGAGCAGTCGCGCCTAGTGTATGAGCGTGTGCAGAAGATTATCGGCGGTAACCCTGCGCTTGAGAAGATGATGCTGAAACTGACGGATACGCGTGGTATCCGGGTCACTAACGGCAGTAGGTACGAGATTAAGGCCGCTAAGGCTTCCGCACTTCAGGGTTATCCGGTCGGGCTGGGTATTGTCGATGAGGTGCACCTGGTAGATCCGAGCGTGTGGGATGCCATCGTGTCGGGTACTGGTGCCCGGCGTGGGACTCTGGTCGCTGGCATTACGACGGCGGGAGACCAGGACTCGGAACTGTTGTCGCGCTTGTACGAGAACGCTAATAAGGCGATAGATGGCGATGCGAAGTTTAAGCGTTTCGGTGCGTGGATTTGGGAGAGCGAGTCGAACACTGTCCCAGATGATGATGCCGAGCTGCTGCGCCTTTTGAAGCAGGCGAACCCTGCACTGGAGTCGGGTCGTATTGACTCTGAGACGATGCTGGCGGATGTCCGCACTCTGCCTGATGAGGACATTATCCGGTACCGCATGAACAGGTTCGTGAACAGCGACAATAAGGCTTTTATCCCGCTGGAACTTTGGCAGGCGTGCGAGCGCCCTCTGTCTGAGGCGTTCCCTACCGGGCAGATGGTGTTCGCGATGGATAAGACTCCCGGCTGGGAGTATGCGACGATTAGCGTGGCGGTGAAGACTCCCGATGACGTGATTCACACTGAGGTCGTCGCTAGCCTGGTTAAGCCGACTCTGGAGCGCCTGCTATCCGTGGCGTTGCAACTTCGCGCGTACAACCCTCGGGCCATTATCGTGGACTCGTATTCGCTCAGGGATCTAGCGAAAGAGATGAAGCAGCGCGGTCTCCCGGTGGAGACTGCTAGCCTCGGTGATGTCGTCAACGCCTCGTCACTCCTCTATGCCCGGCTTGCGCGTAAGCAACTACGTCACGCGGCTGACCCGCTGTTGTCGGTGCAGATTCCGCGCACTGTCCGTAAGGCTGTAGGGGAGAACTACCGCATCTCGCGTACTAATTCGAGCATTGAGATTGATGCGGTGATGGCGACCTGTTTGGCGGTCTGGGGCGCCGACGTGTTGCGCGGAGTGGAATTGCAAGTGTTCTGATACACTGGTAGGTCTATGGAAAATGAATCTTACTTAGTTCCTGTCGACCCTATGGACTTGCTTCAATGCGACTCGTGCCAGTAGTCTGACACGCCGTACCTGATTAAAAGTCGCATAATGTGGTATTATGTCAGTAATGGCATGGTACAACTTTCTGAGCCCGGTCAGCCCGGTCGACTTGTCGCGCCTTGAAGCGCGGTCCAGCGGTATCGTCTTGCCGCCTCGCTCGGCCTCGTCAGGTGTGACGACGACCGATGCCCTCTCTCTTGCCTCAGTCTTTAGGGCTGTGAGCATTCTGTCTACCGCGATGAAGCAGCTCAAGCCTCACGCTTACCGAGACGATCTACAGGTGGCTTCGCCTCTTTGGATGCGCTCGCCCTCGCTCACGCTCTCGCGGTCGGCTTTCATGGAACAGGTGACTAACTCGCTCAGCCTGTCCGGTAACGCGTACCTGCTCGCAACCCGCAACGGTCGCGGGGAGACCATTCAGGTCGACGTGTTGAACCCGTTCGATATGACGATTCAGGCGAACGATGACGGTACGCTGGCAGGGTACTTGTACCGCGGAACGGTCGCCTATTCCAAGGCTGACATCCAGCACCTCGCCTACCTGCGCGTACCGGGCAACCTGTACGGTCTTGGCCCGATTCAGGCATCTAACGCCGAATTGCTTGCCGCGAAAGACACGCGCGATTACCAGTCCACTTGGTTCTCGTCGTCGGGTGTCCCCAGCGGCGTTCTGCGCACTGACCAGATTTTGAGCCCTGACCAGGCGACCGCCGCTAAGGATGCGTGGAACGCTACCGCTGGCGCGAAACATGGTGTCGCTGTGCTGGGCAACGGCATCAATTACACGCCGATGTACCTTAACCCTGTAGATCTCCAGTTCATCGAGTCGCAGAAGTTCAACACGACGACTATCGCACGCCTGTTTGGCATTAGCCCGCAGATGCTCGCTGCAGCTCTTGACGGCTCGAGCATGACGTACACCAATGTCGAACAGGAATACATCAGTTTCGTGCGTTTCACTTTGCAGAACTACATCGTCGAACTCGAGAACGCACTCACCGCCCTGCTCCCTCGCGGCCTTGAAGCCCGCATCGCAACCGAGCAACTGCTGAAGTCGGACACTCTTACCCGGTACCAGGCGCACGCCATCGCCATCCAGAACGGATGGATGAGCACTGAGGAAGTGCGTGCCATCGAGAACCTTGGAGGCAACTAATGGAAACTCGCGAAATGCAGGTGCGGTTCAACGCCGATACGCGTGAGGTCACTGGGCTCGCTGTCCCCTATGAGATGGTGTCGAATGGTGAGATGTTTGCCCGCGATGCCGTGACTCTTGAGGAGAACGCGAAACTGTTCTGGCAACACCGTGAGCCTATTGGCAAGATTCTGTCGGGCCGTCACACTCCTGAGGGCTTTGAGATTACTGCGCGTATCTCTGAGACTGCTCGCGGCGATGAGGCGTACACCCTGCTGAAAGACGGCGTAGTTGATCGCTTTAGTGTCGGCTTTGAAATGCGTGATGCAGTGATGCGTGACGGTGTCCGCGTTGTTACCGATGCGTTCGTGCGTGAGACGTCTGTGGTCGCGTTCCCCTGGTATGACGGCGCCAAGATTGCTGAAGTACGTCAAGAAGATTCCGACCCGGAAGTTCCGGACTCGGCTCTAGTAATGGAGGAAAAAATGGAGGATATTACTCCCGTACTTTCCGACCTCGCCGAGGTTCGTGAAAGTGTTGCGCTCGTTGAGCGTGAAATGGCTGAACTGAAGCGTGAAGCCACCCCTGCAGTTGACACTCGGTCGGCTGGCCAGTTCCTGAAGGCTATCGCCAAGGGTGACGAGACTGCTGTGCGTGCCTACACTGGTGCTACCACCGCCGAGTCGGTTGTGACCCCCATCGACCGCGACCTCGTTGCGCTCGTTCAGGCCGCAAACCCCCTGTCGACCGTATTCGCTTCGGGTGTTACCCCCGCGGATGGTCTGACCATCGACTTCGCTCGTCTCGCATCGGTTACTGACGGCACTGCTGTTCAGGCTGCTGAGGGTGACGACCTCGGATACTACGAAATCGACATCGAGTCGGACAACGTTGCCATCAAGACCGTCGGTAACTACGCACAGATCTCGCGCCAGGTCATCGACCGTTCGACCGTCAACTACCTGGACACCATGTTGCGCGGTCAGGCTATCGGCCTCGGAAACAAGCTGCACGCTGAACTCGTCGCTGCTTACAAGACCGTACACGCCGCACAGGTCACCGCTGGCAACGTCGTCAACATTGAAGCCACGTCGGCAACCTACAACGACTTCCTTGGTGGCATCGTGGATGCTGCAGGCAAGTTCGACCTCATCGGTCTGCCGATTGAAGCCATCATCGTTGACACTGCAACGTTCAAGGAAATCGCGAAGTTGCAGGGCTCGGATGGTCGTCCCGTTCTCCTCGTCGATGGTGCAGGCGTGAACAACGTCGGCTCGGTCAACGTCGCTGGCTTGCGCGGTCAGGTTGCCGGTATCACCGTCATCGCTGACTCGTCGCTGGACGCAACCAACAAGGACGAGTGCGCTTTCGTTAACGGTGCTGCGCTCCGCCAGTACCAGTCGGGTGCACTGCGTCTGTCGGGTTCGAACGAGATTAACCTGACCAACGCATACAGTATCTCGACGTACACTGCTGTTGCGGACGAGCTGCCTGCGGCTATCGTCCCCATCGTCCGTACCTAATTCAGATAGGGAATACTCATGGTTCATGTTGCAGAAGACTTCGACGCCCTTAAGGCGTACGTCGGTGCGCATGGAAATGCAGACGACGATTTTATTGACGACTGCTGGCATGAGTCGGTGGCACTGGTCGCATCATATGCGGCTGGTGCCACTATCCCTGCTGAGGTGCTGAACCGGGCCCACCTCGAATGTGGGTCTGAACTGTACCACCGTCGCAGTGCACCTAACGGTGTCAGTCAGTTCGCTTCGATGGATGGCGGTAATGCTATCCGGGTCGCTCGTGACCCCATGGTCGGCGTGTACCCCATTCTGCGCCCCTATGTCGGTTTGGGCATCGCATGATAGCGGAGGCTCGTAACGCTCTGGAGGCTCTGCTGTCCGCTACCGGACTCCATGTGTACGACATTGTCCCGGAACGCGCGGTTCTACCTTGCGCAGTCCTTGAGCCCTCTGGGGCTTCATGGGTTGCATCGGGTGAGGCGTATGGCGAATACCGGGTCGGGTTCGATGTGACTGTGGCAGTGCAGACGGCCACGAATAAGGCGATGACGGACAACTTGGACACTTTCGTCGAGGAGCTGCTGATTGCGGTTCATGATGCGCCGGGGTTCTACCTGTCGGAAATCCCTGCACCGGGGGGGATCGATTTCAACGGTGTCGTTTACCTCGGTACTACCTTCACTGTTTATCAAAACGCCAGACTCTAGAAAGGGTAACTAATGGCAACTTCAACTCGTATTAAAGCCAACGCGCTCAAGTTGAGCATCGGCGGCACTGACTACTGGGCTGACTTCAGTTCGGTATCGCTCCAGTCCGAGGATGCATCCTCGGATGTAAACACTTTCTATGACGCATCTTTGGGTGGTCGTCGTGACTGGTTCTTCACCGTCAGCGGTGTGCAGTCGACCGAGTCGACTTCGTTCTGGATGGCCGCATGGGACGATGCAGGTTCGGAAGTGGCGTTCATTTATGCACCCCACGGTAACGCATCGGCTTCGTCGTCGCAGCCTCACTTCACTGGTACGCTGCGTATCCCTGCTAAGGGTGCGTTCGTTATCGGTGGCGATGCTTCGTCCGATGGTACTTTCTCGTTCGATGGTGTCCGCATGGATGTCGTCGGTGATGTGACCCTCGACACCACGCCGTAATCTTGGCTGCTGCGCCCCGGGCTCGTGTCAGTCTTAGCACTGACCGTCTGGGGCGCACCCAAGTGCAGGGTGTCTGGGAAACTCGCCGGGCACTCATGGCTATGGGCATGGAACGCAACGAGTTCGAAAAGTGGATTAAAGAGTCAGCGATCATCACGGCTCGCCACATCGGTCGTCGCGCCCCAGTCCTGACCGGTCGTCTAGCCCGGTCAATTCGAGGCTATGCCTCAAAGAAAGTAAAACTAAAAAAGGCTACGGAAACACGCCGCGTGTTCGGCGGTGTCGTCGTGTCACAGCCTAAAGCCCCACGACCTAAGATGCACCGTGACGGCTCACCTGTGGCTAATGATGCGTTCCGCGAGTATGGCCGCCGCATCTCGTTCGGTTACTACAACTGGCGAACTGGGAAGCGAACACGACCTGACCCGTTCATGAGGGACGGCCGCAACAGTGCCAAGCCCTCGGTAGTGCGGTTCTGGGAAGGTAGAATAGAGCATTGGATTAAGAAGAAAGGATTTAAGTTTAATGGATTTTAACGACATCACCCTAGGGGAGATTGAAGAGATTGAGGACTATGCCGGTTTGCCGGTATCCATGATCGGAGATGTGCACACGGTGGGTACTGCCAAGCTGCGCACCGCACTGGCGTGGATTGTGAAGCGCCGGGAGAACCCCGACTTCACTGTGCAGGATGCCCGCAACTTGTCCGCCGCGCAGTTGACAGAGATTATCGGGGGCGAGTCCGCAGGCCCAAAAGTTTAGCGGATGGCCGCGCCCGGATGATGGCTAAGTTTGTCGTCCAACTGGGCATGAGCCCCACAGAATACAGGGCACTTTCAGTCCGGGAGTGCAACGCAATTATTGAGGAAGCAGGGAGGCGACACTAATGGCTACAGGCAACATGATGGTCACGCTGATGGCGCAGACCAAGGGCTGGAACAAGAGCCTACGCAGTGCATCTGACCGTCTGGGGTCTTTCGCTCGTGGTGTCGCCCTCTCTGTTGCCGGTATTGCTATTTCGATGGAAGGTCTTGTCTGGCAGGGCGCTCAGATGGCGTCGAAACTTGAGCAGTCTGTCGGCGGTGTAGACCAGGTCTTTAAGGACTTCGCTGACGGTGTGGGTAAGAACGCACAGACGGCGGCTGACCGTATGGGTCTGTCGATGGAGCAGTACAATAGGACTGCCGTCCTGACGGGTACGCTGCTCAAGAACGCTGGCACTCCGATGGATCAGTTGACCGGCAAAACGGATACGCTGTTGCAGCGCGCTTCGGACTTGGCGGCGACTTTCGGCGGCACTGTGGAGGATGCTGCCAGGGCGATGAACGCTGCTCTGCGTGGCGAGTTCGAACCTATCCGTGCGTTTGGTATCAGTCTTTCACAGGCGGAGATTAACCAACGCGCCCTGACGGACTCGGGCAAGGACTCTGAGAAGCAGCTGTCTAAGAATGACAAGATGATGGCCGCGTATGCGCTCATTATGGATCAGTCTAAGGATGCTGCCGGGCAGTTCTCGCGTGAGCAGGACACGATGGCTGGTCGTCTTGCTATTGTTCAGGCAAAGGCGGAGAACCTTGGGGCGAAACTGGGTGAGAAGTTTCTGCCTGTCATCGGCAAGGTTGTGGATGCTGTCACCGAGTGGATGGACTCCGAGGAGGGCAAGAAGTTCTTCGAGGGTGTTGAGGATGCTGTTCAGGCTGTCATCGATTGGTGGGAGGGCGAGGGCGGCCAGAAGTTCCGTGATGCTTTCCAGTATGTTTGGGACAAGATTGTTCCTGCCGCTGAAAAGGTGTGGGAGAACATTCAGGACATCATCGAGAACTTTAACGAGTGGCTGGAGTCGCCCACTGGTCAGTCTGCTGTCGCTCTGCTAAAGTTCGCGTTCGAGGCTATCTTGAACACTGTTACTGCTATTAGTGATGGTCTGAAGTTGATTAGTGACTGGTTCCTCTCGCCGACCTACGGAAAACTTAAGGACATGGAAAGCGATAACGGGCCGCTGGGCTCTAAGGCGTACAACTCTAGTGATAACCCGATGACGCCGGGTGTGGAAACGACTAACCCGACCTACAGTGCTAATTCGTTTAATAACGCTAAGAGCCGTCCTATCGTGGTGAATTTTAATACCCCTGTGGATTCTGTCAGCGCCGGCAAGTCGGTGGCCCGCGTGCTCAAGGACTATAACCGGATGAATGGTCGTGGCTGATGGTATGGACTGAACCCCTTTATGGCGATGTGACCATTGAGGTTGCTGACAACACTGCCGTGGCCCCGACTTGGGTGAATCTGTCCGCTGATCTATTGAACGCGACTGCGAGCCGTGGCACACAGGCTGCTATTGCCGGGGAGTCTGAAACTGCTGTAGGCATGATGACGGCGATGTTTAACAATTTGGCGACGGATGTGGGCATTGGCTGGTGGGTGCGTGTCCGCATCACCGGGACGAATATCTGGTCGGGTTATGTGTCCGAGAAGTCCGTGGCGACCGTGTTTGATGAGAACGAGCCGGGGCGCTCGTATGAGGTTACGACTCTGGTCGCCTCTGACTGGGTCGGTGTGGCCGCTAACACTACGGTCGACGGCTCGGTCATCTACCCGATGACGACTGTTTACGATGTCAATATGACTATCGCGGAGGCGGTAGATAAGTTGAACGATGCTGTCGCCAGCAGCTACAACTTGATTTCGTATGACGCCGGGTTCTCGTCGACCGATGTGGGCCAGTCGGATGAGAATGTGACTATCGCCGAACACTTGGACATTTTGTGTGCCACTGATATCACGAACTCGTCGGTGTGGTATTCGTCAGCCTCGTCGCCCACAACTAACCATGCCCCGGCTGGTGGCATCGTGCTGGATTATTACGATGGCACTTCACTGGGTGACTTTAGTGACTCGGACGCATCCGCACTGCACTACACAGACATTGTGGCACAGTCGTCATCGACCGCTGTGAGCAACATTATTACGGCTGATAACCGTTCGATGATTCGTGCAAGCAATAATCCGAAGCTGCGTGTGTTCGTGGATGAGCAGGTGACTGCTACGGATGCGACGAGCGTGGGCACTTACGGCGAGCGCCTTGCCACAATTGTGACTCGCGCCCCGATGGACTTTAACTTCCACAATTTGAAGCGTGATATTAACCTGTGCTATAATCCGACGGTCGAGTACGACACTAACGGCTACCTGGTGGACTCGTCCGCGGCGACCACTATTCGCAGGTTCAAGCCGTCCCTTGAAGCGACACCGTTTGATGCGTACGACGGCGATTATGCGTTGCGCCGCACATTCCTCACCGCCGGGCCTAATACGAACATTCTTTACAACCACGACGGCGCGGAGGGTATCCCTGTCATCGCCGGCTACGGTTACAAGTTCCTAGTCCGTGGGGCAAGGTACACGACCGCAACCGATGCACAACTGCGAGCCGACATTATCTGGTACGACGACAACGGCGCAGTCATTAGCACGATCACTGGAACGCCGGTGACGATGACAAACATCCGTCAGTGGTATGCGGCATCTCATTCTGGTACTGCACCGGCGACTGCGGTGACTGCGAAGTTGCGTGTCACTTTCTTGCGGTCGGGTGGCACGAACTTTGCTGTCGGTGCGAAACTGTATGCGGATGCGTTCTGCTTCTTTGAGGTCACTTCACTGACGGACACTATGACCTATTTCAGTGGCGACACCGAGGACACGACAGGGTTCATTTACTCATGGTTCGGGCAGCCCGGCTGGTCAGAGTCCGCTAGGTTCGTGAACAGCATTTACACTGGTGTCGATTATCTTGCCGGGGCATACGGTACGACTTATCATCGTGCATCCGAGTTGCGGTGGAACGCTGCCGATGATTTTGCAACGGCTAAGAGCCTCGACCTGTTTAAGTCTGTCCGGGTGCAGAACGCAAGCCTGAACGGTGGCGCATACGATGTGCTCACTATTTGCGGCATCCAGTGGGAGATTAACCCCGAAACCATCATGTGCACTATTCAACTGACCTAGGAGAGAATCATGGGAAAACTGTTCATCACCATTTTGAAGCGCATGGCCGCCCTCATCATCCTTAAGGTGTCCGCTGTCCTTGCGGCTGGTACGGTCGCCGGAATCGAGTTGTGGCAGTCCGCACTCATGGCAGCGTTCGTCGGGGTCATGGAGGTCGCTGAAGCCTTGTCACGCGCCTATGTCGCTGATGGTGTCATCAGCACCAGTGAGGTCGACGATGCGTTCACTAAGGCGAGCAAGTGATTGAGCCGGCTGGCGTGACTATCACGCTGGAAAAGATTTACGAAAAACTGGTCGAACTGGAGGTTCGACTGGGCGACCACCCTAAGCAGGTTGACGACCATGAACGACGGATTCGTAGCCTTGAGGTGAAAGTGTGGGGCGTGTCGGGAGTGTTCGCCGCTATCGGGATTATGGTCGCACAGTTAATGAATGGAGCAGCAGCATGACCGCGAAAAAGAAAACCGCTACCAAGCCGGCAGCTAAGAAGTCCGGGTGGATTTTTCCGGTGAACGCCCCCTACACGATGCTGGACGGCTTTGAGGAGCATAAGGCTCGCGGTTCGGTTAACCCGGGGCTGGACTTCCCCAAGGCCACTGGTGCGCCTGTCAAGGCCTGTCAGGGCGGTGTGGTGACTTTGGCGAACACTGTGGGTGCTGGTGCTGGTGGGAAGATGGTCATCATCGACCATGGTGCAGGGTTCACCTCGGAGTATCTGCACCTGTCCAAGTTGAATGTCAAGAGTGGCACGAAGGTTGTCGCAGGGGATGTCATCGGGTTCGTTGGTGGTTCAGGATTCGGCAAACCGGATCACTATGGTGCGCACTTGCATTTGGCGATTAAGGCTAAGGGCCGCAACGTCGACCCTTACGAGTTCCTGAAAGAACACTGAGGCTTGCGCCGCTGGGGTTATCCTTTCCCCTAGTGTTGCGCCGGGGGTCATCGCTGTTGTGGGCGGTGGCCCCCATTCTTTTTTCCGTTATCAAACTGTTACCAAAATTGTTTGCATTTTGCACACTTGGGGAAAAAGTGTGCTACGTTAGTCATATCAGGGCAACCACAACCGCCCTCCTAAAGGAAAAGGAAAAGCAATGAACACGATCACCATCACCGCCCCCAAGGGCACCGACGTTTACGTCTGTGCTTTCTGCGCCACCGTTCAGACCGTCGGAATCTGCGACGACTGCCAGGACTACAACCTGACCCTGACCGAGGCCATCGTCAACGGCCTCTTCGGCGACTTCAGCGAGTCCGCGTGAGCCTGTGGGCTTGGGGGGTCGCTACGGCGACCCTCGGTGCCGGCATCGCATTCACCGGTGCGTTCATGGAACTTACATCGCCCACCAGTAACGGTGGCGTGACCGCTGGCCTCATGATCGGCATCTGGGGTGGCCTCATGATGCTCATGGGGGTGGCACGATGAAGCGCCGGCTCCCCAAAGGTGAAGCCCTAGAGGAAGCCATCTGGCTCATGGATGGCGGCGTGCACCCTGAGAATGTGTGCAAGGCGTTGAAGTTGTCGCCGCGTTATCTGTTGCGCTTGCTCGAGACTGGTCAGGCCACCGCCTACGCCTCTAAGTTCCGCCCTTACGTCACCGAATACGAGAAGGGCTACGGCTGTGACGTTGATTGAGCAGGTTCAGTACGAACTGGACAGCATCAGGGTCGAAATGTGGCTGGCGGCACGTCGTGAACGGCAGCAGGCCCGCGACGAGCTGCGCCGCAACCTCGCCGCCCGAGACCGATGGAACAACCCCTACCGGCAGACCCGTGTCATCCGTGACGGCATCCAGCCCATGCCGCGCAGCCATTCACGTCGTAGGTATGTGCAAGAATTAACGGCACGGCAAACACAACTAGCCGAAAGGATACTCAATGGACTCGCGCAAAATCGCTAGATCCGGAACCGATGAATGGTACATCGCCCGCAGGCGCGGAGTCAGCGCCACGACTGTCGCGAAAGCATCGACCCCAGCAGGATTCCGCGAAGCCTTGAGCAACGCACTCCACCCGATAGAAATACCCGACAACGACTATATGAGATTCGGTCGCGACTGGGAACAGTGGATTGTGGACAATATCCCGGCATCGTATGGGATTGAGGCTAACGACTGGCTGTTGTCGAAAGACGACAAGGCGAACGCATGGCAACTGGCAACACCCGACGGCTTAAATAGTGACTGGTCGATAATCGCGGAAGTAAAGACCACAGGCAAAGAATGGGCATCCTATCACCAGATTCCCATCCAGTACCGTCGGCAGGTACAGTGGCAGCTACACGTCACAGGCGCCGACCTCTGCGTATTCGCCTACCTACTACGCGCGACCGCACCCGACGGCACAATGGTGCCAGCCTGGTACGCCCCAGAACTGTACGAGATTCAACGCGACGAAACTATGATCGCTGAACTCATCGACACTGCTGAGAAACTGCAGCAGGAAATCATCCACAACGAAAGGCACGACAATGGCGAACTTTAACCTGAACGATTACGAGACCGTCGAGGAGCGTTTGAAGCGTTTCTGGCGTGACCACCCTCGCGGCTCCATCGTGACGACCAACCAGACGACACCAGACGACCGTTCACGCGGCCAATGGGTCGTCTACGCCCAGGTGCACTTCGACTTCGACTGTGACCGCCCAGCAGGCACCGGGCTTGCGTTTGAGCAGGACGGTGCTGGCATGGCAAACAAGACATCGGCGCTGGAGAACTGCGAAACGTCGGCTATCGGTCGCGCACTCGGAAACTGCGGTTACTCAGGGGACAAGCGGGCCAGCCGTGAGGAGATGGCGAAAGTGTCACGCCTATCGGCAGCACTCGCACCGACCCCGAACATCGACCCCAGCAAAGCGACCACGCTCGACGAACTGAATGCGCTCTGGGCTCAGGCACTCGATGCAGGACTCACCGCACAACTGCAGCCCGCGTTCACCGCTAGGAAAGCAGAACTGTCGTGATCGTGCAACTGCGCATCTCGGGCAAAGCGGTACCTAAAGGTCGCCCCCGGTTCACACGCTCAGGAGGCGTCTACACGCCCAAGACGACGACAGACTGGGAGAAGCACGTCAGAACCTCATGGATAGAGCAACAGGGCTCTACGAGCCTTACAGGGCCTCTCAGCGCATACATCTATATTATGGGGGACCACACAGCAAAGAAAGACGTCGACAACATGGCAAAGTCCATCCTCGACGGCCTGAACAAGGTCGCCTACGCCGACGACTCCCAAATTGTCCGGCTCATGGTGTCCAAGATTCCGGCAATTAAGACAGACCAGGTGGTTGTCGTATTGCGCGAACACCAGGAGGATAGCGCATGAGCGTTGAAAAGATAGCCTCAGTGCTACATCACGCCCCTATCGGTGGCACTGCGAAGCTGCTCCTAATCGGTATCGCGAACCATGAGGGAGACGGTGGAGCATGGCCTGCCATCGCAACCCTCGCCAGATACGCCAGTGTCAATGAACGCAACGCGCGCAAAATGATGCAGAAACTCATCGAGTCTGGACTGGTCGAATCCATCACCAGGGACGGTCGCACATCCGTCTACCGGACACGCATCGAATGCCCTCCAGAGTGTGATCGTTCGACTAATCACAGGCTGACCCCGGTCGCTACCGACACCCCGGTCTTTAGAGACCCCCCGGTCGCTGGAGACCCCCCTACCCCGGTCGCAGGAGACAGGGGTACCCCGGTCGCTAGCGACCCCCGAACCGTAATTGAACCGTCATTAGAACCAACTATAAAAACTCTTTCAGTTGAAAGCCTTTTCGACACTTTCATGGAACGGTATCCAAGGAAGTCAGACGAACGGAATGCGTGGGCCTCTTTCGGCAGGCTCAGCCTCTCAGATGCACTCAAGGCACTCGACGGCCTCGACCGGTATCTGGCATCGAAAGAGTTCCCTAGTGATCGCAAATACATTCCCTACGCGGCCAATTGGATTGACCGGCAGAAATGGCTCGAAGAGTACACCCCCAAAGTCACAGCACCCAGCGACGACTTCGTCGCCCGTGTAGCGCGCATCAAGGACACGAGCACAACCCAGCACCCTGCTGAACATCGCACCCCCGCGATAAAATGTATCCATGGCAACACCGGCTACTGCCGGGAATGCTACACACAACAAGTAAAGGAAAACAATAATGGCTGAAGTAAAAGTCGGCGGCACCGTAAAGCGTGCCTTTGGTAAAGGTCTCAAAATCGCGGAACTCGTCAAACTTCCCAACGGTAGCAGCTTCGACCGCAACTGGACCGTCTGGACCAGCGAAGACATCGCCGAGGGTGCCACCATCGAAGTTCAGGGCACACTCTCGGTCAAACAGTCCGAGTACACGAATCCCGTTGGCGAACTCAGGACCGGACTCGACTACATGATCAACGATGCACTCATCAACGTGCTCCGCCCAGCCGCATCCGCACCCGCTGCTCAGCAATGGGCATCATCGGAAGCACCGTTCTAATGACCGACGATATCCAAACACGCGCAGAAAACGCCGCCATCCGCCTACGCCTCCGCATCCTAGAGATGTGCACCGAACTCAATACCAAACGAGCACAAGAAGTCGCCAACCAGCTCGTAGCGACCGCGGTCGTCGCATCCCTCGCCACCATCGCCGCCGTCTCAGCCTTGGTCATCGTCATCACCGAGATGACATGACCGACGAACCTAACGAATGGTCAGACGGCATCAATCGGGGCCTTGAAATGGGAATCGCACAGGAACGCCAGCGAGTCCTCCACGAACTCAACGAGTTCTTCTACGAACTCCGCGACGACAACGACGACGACGCATTCACAGTAATGCAATGCCTCGAAGTAGTCACGTACGGACATGTATTACAGCCCATATTCCCCGGCGAGGACTGGGATGACCTACACCGCCCCGTCGACTTCGAGGAATACGGCAAAGGGTGGCGCATGGGCCGCTGGACAGCCCGCCAAGAACTCATAAACCGGTTCCGCGAAATCCCAAACCACATGGCAATGACCCCGGCACAAGTGATCCACATGATACGACCAGCAGAAAGCCAGCCTAATGACTGAACCCACAGACACCATCCCGGAACCGGTAGACCTCACCCTCAACGAGCGAGTCCTTGACATCGAGGCACGCCTAACCGCCGTCGAGCACTACCTGGCGACCAACGGCGCATAATGGCCGCGCGTATCCTCTACCTCGACCTCGAGACGTCGCCTAACCTGGCACACGTCTGGGGCCTCTGGCAGCAAAACATCGCCATCAGCCAGTTAGAGGAACACACTCACGTCATCTGCTTCGGCGCACGATGGTCAGACAGCAAACAGGTCATCTTCAAGTCAGTGCACCACGACGGCAAACAGGCAATGCTCGACGAACTACACCGCCTCATGGATGAAGCAGACATCGTCGTCGGCTGGAACTCAGCAGCGTTCGACGTCAAACACATCCGCCGCGAACTACTTGAAGCCGGATACACACCACCCAGCCCATGGCGCGACCTCGACCTCATGCGAGTCGTCAAGCAACAGTTCAAGATGCCATCGAACAAGCTCGACTATGTCGCCCAACTGCTCGGTGTCGGAGCCAAAACCAAACACACCGGCTTCCAGTTATGGCTCGACTGCATGGCCGGCGACGAAAAAGCGTGGAAACTCATGCGCCGCTACCAGCTGCAAGATGTCAATCTACTCGTCGACCTCCACGACAAACTACGCCCATGGATAACCGGAACCATCAACCTCGCCGCCTACACCGACCACGACAGCGCCTGCCGCAACTGCGCCAGTGTGAATGTCCAGTCACGAGGAACACGAACCGTCGCCAGAGGCACCCACCGCCGCTACCAATGCCAAGACTGCGGCACATGGATGTCCGGTGCACTCATCCGCAGGACAGCCCTCACATGACCGCCAAAGACCTCTCATCCGCCGAATGGAAACGCGCCCGACAAACAGTCCTCGAACGCGACAACTACACCTGCGGCTACTGCGGCAACGAAGCCGGCACCGTAGACCACATCACCCCCCGAGCACTAGGAGGAACACACGACCTCGGCAACCTCATCGCCGCCTGCACCCCCTGCAATTCGCGCAAACAAGACCGGGTCATGATACGCCAGCCATGGGTATCTCCGCGATGGAATGTGACCGCATGAGGTAGCCCGCCCTAAAAGAGCGAATCGATCCCCTCCGTTTTTCTGGAGGGGC